AAAACGTGAGATTCCAAGTGCTTCCAGTATGTATCAGAATCAGCCGCAAATGCTCCCTCAGCCTCAAGCGGTGCTGGCAAGCTGCAAACGGTCCATTGATTGGTTTCCGATCCTTTACGGAGCCGCTGGAGAACGTCGCGCATATGCTCAGTGTCAAAGACCAGCAACGGCTGCACAACGTCGGTCCGCATTGACGTTGAGGTCGTGATTCCAAATGGATGGATCGAGCCGGTCTTGCTGGTAAACCGCGCACCAGTCTCTCGACCTTTCATCGGCAACCAACCGATCAACATCGGCTTTCGGAGACCTCCCTCCGGTGGGTATCGCAAGCCGCAGGGATAAGTTATCGGAGAGTTGCTGAGTTGGGAAAACTCCGCGCAAGAATCGTAAACCGCTTGTGTGTTGTAACCGGAGTCAATGCCAACGTCCATGTCGTGGACTTTGTAGTGAAGCTGGATACGTCGGAGAGCGGCGAAATCATCAGCGTGACCAGCCGCAACCAGTCTTGAGTTTCCGCCAGACCACTCGCGACAGACCCACCACAAGAACGGAGCAGCGGCTTGTACGTCTGCGGTCAGGTAGCGTCTGGCTTCTGGCATTTCCGCATCCGAGACGACCTCCACTCGCTCATGTTGGGTCTCTTGGTTTTCCCACGGTTCTGCGAGCATACCATTGATGAAACCCTGCAACCCCATCATCGAAGACTTCGCTTCAAGAAATGCGACCGCAAGATTTCCCCAAGTGCATTTGCGATCCGGTGAGTAGAGGCTGGAGAGATGGTAGCTTCTGACGCTTGGGAGGCTCGCTTTGTTCTCAGCGATCCAGCGACCATGACGTAATGCGGCGACCTTCTGGCTGTCGGTAATCTTCCCCTGACAGAGTTGGCAGACGTAGTGGGCGGAAGTGCGTATCTGCTGCCAGTCCGGTCTTCCCTCTTCTGTCTTTGCGTTGTCCCAAGTGACTTGCCGCCACTCCAACTTGATCGGCTCTTTGCAATGCGGACACGGGATGTAGAAGCGTCGCTGGTCTCCGCGAAGATAACGCTGCCAGATTCGACCTTCGGAGGTTGTGGGAGTGCTGGTGAAGAACGCTTTGCTTGATGAGAACGCTTTGAGCCGCTGCTCGGCAAGATCCAGCGCGTCGGCTTCCTTCGCGGTGGCATCAGCAAATTTGTCCACTTCATCCCCAACCAGAATGCGGACGGGTCGAGACGCTAGATTTGCCGGTGAGTTGGAGCCGACAAAGGTCAACGTGCATCGGTCAAACTGCTGCTCAAGATTGGTAATCTGGTCTTTGTCCGTTGGGAACCGTGCAACCATTGCTGGTGAGTCTTCCAGCATTGGCAACCAGCGGGATTTGCTAAAGCTGCGAGCCAGATTCTCACTCGGCATCAACCACAGCGCGGGACTCGGTTCAACGTCAATAGACCAAGCCAGACCGGCCATCAGCGTCGTGGTCTTGCTGGTTTGTGAACCCCAACAGAGCGTGACCTCAGAGACCGCAGGATCTTTCCAGCACTCAAGCGGCTCGCGGCAATATGGTCTTACTGCCGTGGAGAAGGGTCCGGGGTGTTCAGTCTGACGCTGAGAAAGCGATAGGTTAGCTTCTGCCCACTCAACCACAGACTGCCGTGGAGTTGGTCGCCAGAGTTGCCGTCTGAACTCCAAGATTTCACGCTCTAAGTCCGTCATCAGTAAAGCTCCTCAGGAATCTGACCGCTCTTGATCTGGTAGTGAGCGGCTCCACTCATATCAATCAGAGCCATACGCTCAGTGCGTCCGTTAACCGTTTTGTCGGTGACTTGGTGGTTAGCCGCCCACGATGCATTGCGGTTGAAGATCTCGACCATCAGCACTGAGTCGTCGCTGTGAAGGTGGAGGATTCCAAAGAACGGAAGCTTGGTATGCTTTGAAACCTCAAGAGCCGCTTGAAGCTTTGACCATGAAATCATCCAGCGGTTTCCGTAGGTGGTCTGGAGCTTGGTGAGACCGTAATTCCGAGTTTTGACCTCATAGCTTCCGACAATGATTCCTTTGGCTGGATCATGGATGAACCCGTCAATGCGGGATGGCTCATCGTTGGAGATCCCCAAGAACTCAAAGCCGGTTTGACGCTCGATAGCTTTGAGCGCGATCCGGTTCTGACGGAGTGCTTCAAGACCGGCTGGAGTCTGGCAGTTTAGAATTTCATTCATCAGCGTCACGCTTTTCAAGCTTGGCCTTCTTGCCAGTGAAATCCTCCCAACGTTTAACGATAACGTCGCAATACTTTGGGTCCAACTCCATCAACCGCGCTTTGCGTCCGGTTTTCTCGCAAGCGATAGCGGTGGTTCCTGAACCTCCAAACAAATCCAGAACCACGTCGTTTGGTTTGCTGCTGTTTTTGATTTGGTATTCAAACAACTCAACCGGCTTCATGGTTGGATGAAGCTTGCTTGATGACGGTTTCTTAAATTCAAGAACGGTCGTTTGAGACCTGTCTGATTCCCATGTATGAGCAGAACCGGATTTCCATCCGTACAAACACGGTTCATGCTTCCAGTGATAATCGCTTCTACCTATCGCAAACACGGATTTAACCCATACCAAACACTGTCTGACCTTCCATCCAATATCACTGCAAGATCCTCTAAAGTTGTATCCCTCTGAATCTGCGTGCCAAATGTAGAATACCGCTCCTTCTCTCATTACTACATCAGCGGATTGGTTTACATCACGAAGGAATTGCCTAAAATCGGCATCATCCATTTTATCGTTTTTGATTCCAAACGTTGATTGATCCTTTCTTGCTTTTCCGGCTTTCAGCAGCATTTCGTTTTTGGATTCCATGTCCACATTGTAAGGAGGATCAGTCAAAAACAAATCAGCTAGTTCATCGGCCATCAATCGCTTTACCGAGTCAATGTTTACAGAGTCCCCACACATCAGCCGATGATTCCCAAGTATCCAAATGTCTCCAAGCTTAGTGATTGGCTCGGGTGGAGGCTCTGGAACTTCGTCAGGATCGGTTTCACCTTCTACGGTTTCAACGGAAAGCAGAGCGTTTAGTTCGTCATCCGAGAATCCAGTTAGGTCTGTGTTGAATCCCTCTTCCTGAAGCGTCAGCAACTCGGACTTGAGCATCTCGTCATCCCAACCAGCATTGAGTGCCAGTTTGTTGTCGGCAATGACGTAGGCTCGAATCTGGGATTGGCTTAGATGACCAAGACGGATGCACGGAACTTCTGACAAGCCAACCTTCTTTGCAGCCATGACTCGGCCATGACCAGCAATGATTGTTCCGTTGGAATCTATAAGAACCGGATTGGTGAATCCAAACTCACGGATTGAGGCTGCGATTTGCGTCACTTGCTCATCGGAGTGAGTCCGAGAGTTGCGAGCGTAAGGGATAAGGCTAGAGACCAGCAGTAGTTCAATTTGGTTCATTTCCACGGATCAGTTGAGTGCAGAGTTTTGAGACATACTTCTTGAACCCATCGCTCTAGCTCACGCTCAGCGTGTTCTGGGTCGTGCGGAGCAATGCGTCCAGCCAACTGCTTGGGCATTGATTTGAGAAGACTTGCGACCGCTCCATCATGGTCTTGCATCACCTTCTTGACCCAAGAGCCAGAGACCAGAGTTCGCTCCTTCTCGGAGAGCGCGATAACATCTTGCCGCGCATTGATAAGGTTTTTGGCAGCGGTGGCGTGGACTGTAACCATGCGACCAGCATCCAGTGTCTTGTTTCGCAAAGCTTGAACCGCAAGACCGTAAGATGCGCGTTCAATCTGCTTTTGCCTCTCGTAGGCTCCCGCTGGAGTGTCCAGAGTTACAAGTGATGCATTAACCGCAGCGGTTGCTTCTGGCGGTCTGTACGGCCCTTCAGAGATCGCGGAGGCAGCTTCTTGGAACTTAGCTTCCTGCTGTTGCTCGGACTCGATGATCTTCTTAAAGCTCGGTCTGCCACCAATACCTTTGCGTGAACCTCTCCAAGCGTCGGCTTCTTCCGGTGAGGTCAACGGCATTCCGTTTGCCACTAGCTGCGACACTCGACCTTTACTTAGACCGCTATGCTTGCAGTAATCTGTCTGAGTCATCGCAGCATTATCGGGAGTTCATCCGGCTTCATCTTCAAGAGTTCTTGAAGACCCTTCTTCACCGTGTTGTACGTCGGCTGCTTCGGGTCCGGCTGATAGAAAGCGGCAACTTGATCGACGCTGAAACTCCCGCTTTTTATGCGGCTTAAATGCCACTTAAGCGTTGAGTGTCCGATATTGAGAAGTAGGTAGTCGGTAGCTAGTGACATAGGTTTGTATTACAATAGCGAGTTCGCTCGCGCTAGATCATCGGTCCCGCGCGATCACC